CTTATGATACGGCATTCATGAAAAAAGAAACTGCAGACTATTCAGCAATTACTACCTGGGGAGTGTTTCATTTAAATGAGGACTCTGGTCCACAATTAATTTTACTAGATGCTAGAAAAGAACGTTTAGAGTTTCCTGAATTAAGGCGCATGGCCCACGAACAATATATGTATTGGCAACCTGAAACAGTTCTTGTTGAGGCTAAAGCATCAGGACTTCCATTAACCTATGAACTTCGTAACATGGGTATACCCGTTATAAATTTTTCACCAAGTAAAGGTAATGATAAACATGCACGAGTGAATGCTGTTGCACCTCTATTTGAATCTGGAATGATATGGGCTCCTAAATCTAAACAGTTCGCACAAGAGGTAATTGAAGAATGTGCTGCCTTTCCATATGGAGATCATGACGATTTAGTAGATTCTATGACACAGGCTGTTATGCGATTTAGACAAGGTGGCTTGATTTCTCACCCAGAAGACTATAAAGATGAAGAACTTCCAAGAACAGAGAGAAGTTATTACTAATGAAAAAATTAACAAGAACGGTGCCACCTTTAAGAGGACCTAATCCACAAGGGTTGAATGTTCCTAATAAAAAGGTTACACTAATAAATTCAGGAAAATTAAATGGCAACTATAGACAAAGCACTTCCAAACGAAGTTAGAAAAACTATTGAGATCGCAGGGCCAGAAGCTTCAATAGAACAAACTATTGATACTCAAGAACAGATACCTTCTCAAGGTGATACTGAAATTACACCAATGGAAGATGGTGGTGTAGAAATTAATTTTGATCCAGCAGCTTTTAATCAAGAACAAACTCCAGATCATTTTGCAAATTTAGCAGAGCTATTACCAGAAGAAGTTTTAATGCCATTGGGTTCAGAGCTTTTTCAAAACTATGAAGAATATAGATCTTCACGTCAAGACTGGGAAACTTCTTACACAGATGGTTTAGATCTACTTGGATTTAAATATGAGAGAAGAACAGAACCATTTAGAGGAGCTAGTGGTGCAACTCATCCAGTTCTTGCAGAAGCAGTAACACAGTTTCAAGCTTTAGCTTATAAAGAATTACTTCCAGCAGATGGACCAGTTAGAACTCAAGTTGTTGGATTAAATGATAGACAAAAAGAAGATCAAGCAAATAGAGTTAAAGACTTTATGAATTATCAAATCATGGATGTCATGAAAGAATATGAACCTGAATTTGATCAGATGTTATTCTATTTACCTTTATCAGGATCTACATTTAAAAAAGTTTATTATGATTCTTTACTTGGAAGAGCCGTTTCAAAATTTGTACCTGCAGATGATTTAATCGTTCCTTATTCTGCAACATCATTAGATGATGCTGATGCAGTTATGCATGTAATTAAAACAACTGAAAATGATTTAAGAAAACAACAAGTCAATGGTTTTTATAGAGATGTAGAATTATCTCCATCAATGGATAATGTAGATGATCAATTAAAAGCAAAAGAGAGAGAATTAGAAGGAATTAGAAAAGAAAAAAATAATGATATCTTTACTTTAATAGAATGTCATGTAAATTTAGATCTCGAGGGCTTTGAAGATCGTGATCCCAACGGGGAAATGACTGGAATTAAACTTCCTTATATTGTGACGATAGAAGAAGGCTCTCGTGAAATTTTATCTATTCGTAGAAACTTTAATATTGGAGATCCTAAAAAACAGAAGATCCAATATTTTGTTCACTTTAAATTTTTACCAGGTCTAGGATTCTATGGCTTTGGATTAATCCATATGATTGGTGGATTATCTAGAACTGCAACTTCTGCATTAAGACAATTATTAGATGCAGGAACATTATCTAATTTACCATCTGGATTTAAACAAAGAGGAATTAGAGTTAGAGATGATGCACAACCTATTCAGCCAGGTGAGTTTAGAGATGTAGATGCTCCTGGAGGAAACTTAAGAGATGCATTCATGCCTTTACCATTTAAAGAACCTTCACAAACTTTATTACAATTAATGGGTGTTGTGGTTCAAGCAGGTCAAAGATTTGCTTCAATTGCTGATATACAAATTGGTGATGGTAATCAACAAGCAGCTGTTGGTACAACAGTAGCTTTACTTGAAAGAGGAAGCAGAACAATGTCTGCTATTCATAAACGATTATATGCTTCAATGAAGCAAGAGTTTAAATTATTATCTAGAGTGTTTTCTTTATACTTACCTCCAGAATATCCATATGATGTTGTGGGTGGAGCAAGAACAATTAAACAAACAGACTTTGACGATAGAGTAGATATCGTTCCAGTTGCTGATCCAAATATATTTTCACAAACTCAAAGAATTAGTTTAGCACAAACTCAATTACAACTTGCTCAATCTAATCCACAAATTCATAATCTATATGAAGCTTACAGAAAAATGTATGAAGCTTTAGGAGTTAGAGATATTGATAAAATTTTAAATGTACCAGAACCACCAATGCCAAAAGATCCGGCATTAGAACATATTGATTCTTTATCTGGAAAACCTTTCCAAGCATTTAGAGGACAGGATCATAGAGCTCACATCACTGCACATTTAAATTTTATGTCAACTAACATTGCTAGAAACAATCCAGTTATTATGGGTTCATTAGAAAAAAATATATTTGAACATATTTCTTTGATGGCTTTAGAACAAGTTGAAATAGAATTCACAACTCAATTACAACAACTACAACAATTGTCTCAAGATCCAATGGCTGCACAAAATCCTCAAGTGCAAATGCAAGTACAACAGTTACAAATGCAAATTGAATCTAGAAAAGCAATATTGATTGCTGAAATGATGGATGAATTTATGAAAGAAGAACAAAGAATTACATCACAGTTTGATAATGATCCAATTGCTAAACTTAAATCTAGAGAATTAGACCTTGTAGCTCAAGAAAATGCTAGAAAAGCAAAAGAAGGACAAGAGAAAATCAACCTTGATAAGATGAGAGCTATGATGAATCAGATGAATACACAAGAAAAACTACAACAAAATGAAGATTTAGCTGAATTAAGGGCTGCAACTTCAATTGCAAAACAGCAATTTTCTGATATGAACAAGAAAATACAATAATTATTGTATAAAAATAGAAAAGGAGTATATTATAGCTATGAAAATGAATCCAAAACAAAAGAAGATCGGTAAAGTAATGAGAGAGTTCAAAAAAGGCGAACTTAACATTGGCGGATCTTCAAAAAAAGTAAAAAATCCTAAACAAGCAATCGCTATTGCTTTATCTGAAGCAGGAATGTCTAGAAAAAAAATGGCAACAGGTGGTTCAGTAACTGAAAGTTCATCTAGATCTGCATATGGAACTCAAGTTGATCATTCACAATTTTTAAATAGTGATGGTTACGCACAATCAGTTGAAATTCAAGCTTCTAATCCACAAGAAACACAAGTAGAGCCAGTTGGTGGACAAAGAAGAATGCTTCCGGAGAAAAAAAGATCAGCTAAGTGGTATTAAATTTATGGGTAAAGTAAAAATACCTACTTCATTTAAACCTAATGATGAATTAGAAAAAGCTCTTGAAGAATTTGAAGATTATATAAATTTAGGAATTAAACCTCAAAAACCAACAGACGAAGAACCAGTTTCAAGATCTAAAAAATCAATGGGTGGACTTATAAAAGGAAAACCAAAGTTAGCAAAAAAAGGATGGAAGTAAATCATGGCAAGAAAAAAGAAATCAATACCTATAACTCCTGGATTCAATGATCCATTGATGCAGGTAGGTCCAGATGGAAAAGATTATGATACTGGATTAACAGTTGCAGATCTTTACGGAGATGACATAAGTTCTTATTCAGAAGCTACTGGTAGTAGTTCAAAACCAAGTGATAGAAAGAAAAAAGCTATGGGTGGTTTAATAAAAGGTAAACCAAGATTAGCTAAAAAAGGATGGAGATAAAAAATGTTACCAGTATTAAATGCTGTTGCTCCATTAGCTAAAATTCTTTTTTCAACGATAGAAAAATCAGTTCCAGATAAAGATTTACAAGAAAAATTAAAAGCACAATTGCAAACGCAATTAATGCAATCTCACACACAAGAATTAACTGCAGCTGCT